GTCGCGGGCCAGCGCCAGTTGCGCCGCCGGGAGCGGGACCTCCGCGCCAAGGTGCGCCGCGCCGAACCACGCCAGCGACACCGCGTCCGCCTCATCGTCCGAGGCGCAATCGACGCCGAAGCGCTTATAGACCTCCAGCAGCATCTTGTCCTTGGGCGCCTGCCCCTTGCCGGTGACGAACTTTTTCAGCGTGCCGGGGGCGACCTCCAGCCACTGGACATTGTTGTCGTGCAGCACCTGCCGGATCGTGGTGCCCAGCTCGACCAGCGTCACCAGCGTGTGCGCATTGGCATAGCCGTAGCCCTCGACGTACACGTGCGTGACCGCCCACTGGGCCAACAGGTCCTCGACCTCGGCCGCGTAGCGATCATAGCGGGTGAACCTCGACGGGTCGCTGCGCTTGGCGCCCTTGACCTCGGTATCGAAGTGAAGCACCCCCTTGTGGACGATGACGCCCTCGCTCCACACCGCGACGCCGAGATGGACTGCGATGTCGAGTCCGAGAATGATCGTCATTTCTTTCCCCTCCAGAAAACCTTGGCCGGGTGCTTGCCGGACCAGCAGGGCTTGGCCACGGGGCACTTCTCGGCACGGCCCACCAGCGCGGACGAACAGATGCCCTCGGGCATGTCGCCGGACACTGCGTTGGCCATGTGCACGTAGCGCTCAACCTGTGCGTCGTCACGCTTGACGATGTACTCACGGAACGGTGAGACCTTGCCCAGCTCGTTCTTGGCGCCATAGGCGCGGGACACGTACAGCACGTGCGCCTCGGACGTATCGAGCATGTGGGTGCGGACATCCTCGGACTCGGCCAGCATGCGCAGGTAGAGCTGGGTGCGAACCCGGTGCTCGGCCAGCGGTGCCTTCAGGCCCTTGAACTCCTCGGGCGCCATGATCTTGACCTCCAGCATGCGTTGCTTCTCCTTGGAGAACCGTACGATGCCGTCCAGCGAGCCTGAGAAGCCGCTGGGGTGGTGAAACACGGGCTCCCGATACTCCCACAGGTGGTGGCCGTGATAGCCCCCCTCGGGGTCGATACAGCCCTGATCTAGGGGGGCCGTGCACCATTCGAGGCGCTCATCGCAACGCAGGCAGTGCCAGTCCCCGACCATGTAGTCGCGGAGGTACTCATTATTGATGCGCCACTGCATGTCGTGGCCTTGGTCCCACGTCATGCGCATCGCATGCGCGTAGTGCATCCAGCTCAACGGCCGGGACACGCCCAGCTCGCGCATCAGGACCATCTCCCGCGGGCAGAACAGCGGGTCCTGCTTGGTCAGGTCTGACGCGTGCAACTCGTGCACGGTGCGCGTTTCCTTGGTCGCGCCAATGCCATCAATCAGGAGATTGGTCACCCGGAGGACCGGCACCAACTTGCTGATGCGCGTCACTCGACCAGCTCCCGGAACGTCGATTCCCGCAGCATGACCCAGCCGCCGTCGCGCAGCACGTTGCCGTGCGCGTCGGTGAACTGCACGATCAGGGCCGGGACCTTGCCAGCGTCCTCGGCCTCCTTGGTGATCTTCGCCAGCCACGCATGCTTCACCGACAGCGAGGCCGCCGTGGTGGCCTTGCTCTCGATCAGGAAACCGTCCTTGCGCAGGTCGCCCTTGGCCCCCTCCATGGCCCCGGACGCCGGGGTCTGCCGGGCGCCGAGACGCTTGGCCGCACGCTGCTCGGCGCGCTGGCCATGGCGCGGCTTGGCCATGCGTTTCAGGTAGGGGCTGTCGTGGCTCATTCGGCGTCGATCTGGTCGCCCTGCTCGATGACCACGCGCACGATCAGGTCGCGGACCGTTTTGGCAAAGGCCTCGTCAGCTCTAATCTTAGTTTCAAGGGCATCCTGCGTTTTAACTTCCGCGTGGATTTCGCCGTGCTCATCACGGAGGATCCAGCCGGTTTTGCCACCCTTGACCAGAAGCTCGTAATGCTTGAGGTAATGGAAGATGGTGCCCATGTCATAGGAATCTCCTACGGCCAGCTTCAGCTTGTCGTTCGCCAGCGTGGCGACCATGAACTCGCAGTTCCTTGCGGTGATCGGCACCTTCCACTTTTTTACGATAACGGAAACTTTCTTGTACGCCGGGAGCGTCTGCGACAGCTCCTTCAGGTACTCGTCCTTGCCGTACAGGCGCAGCACGAGGCTCGCAGCGTAGCGGAACGCAGGCCCGCCGGGCATCGTCTCCGGGTCGCCCATCATCACGCCGACCTTGAACCGGATCTGATTGATGAACAGGAACGTCGGCTGCCGCCCTTCATCCTGTGCGACCGACATGGCGCGGGTCAGCTTGCGGTACAGCTTATTGATCACCAGCCCCTGCGTGCCGACCATCGCCTTCTCGGCCGATGAGTCCAGCTCGTGCTGGGTCACCAGTGCCGCCAGCGAGTCCACCACGATCAGAGACACGTCGTCGGCGTAGGTCAGGTGCTCGATCACATCGACCGCCTGCTCGGCATTCTTGGGGTCCACGTACACAAGTGATTCTGTGTTCACCCCCAGCTTCTTGGCCCAGCTCCCGGTGAATGTGCCTTCGAGATCCACGAACACGCACTTGCGCTCAGGCCAGCGTCGCTGCGCCTGCGCAATCCACTTCAGGCACAGCGTCGTCTTCATGGAGGACTCCGTGCCGTAGACCACGGAGATGCGCCCCACCGGGATGCCGCCCCCCGTCGCCAAGTCCAACTGAAAGATCCCGGACGGTAACCGCTCGGGATCTTCGCGCTGGATGCCGACCTTGATGACTTCTGCGTTGGCGTCCTTGTTGAACTTGGCCAGCAGCGTCTGGATCTTACTCATCCAGTTCGTCCATCAGCTCATTGATGCGCTGGTCCACCCAGTCCTGCACCTTAACGAACGCATCGCCCAACGCGTCATCGTTGCTGATCGCCGGGTCCAAGGCGACCTTGACCGGCATGTGCAGCGAGACGCTGACCTTGACCGACTCGTAGCCGCCGAGGTTCTTGGTGTACGACGCCGAGAAGCCGACGTTGGCCACCGGGCCGTCTGCGTCCACGATGGCGACCGGCGTGCTCTCCGCCTTGACGACCTTCTTATCCTTTTCGACCTCGGCGTTGAGTACGGCGGGCTTTTTGACGACCTTTTTGATCGGCATTTTCAATGACTCCCCACGTCTTGTGGATCAGGGTAATGACTTCGTCCAGCACGAGGCTGGCCGACTTGCGGCGCCCGGCCTTCTGTCGGGTTGCGTCCGCCAGCAGCTTCATCAGCGCAACTTGGTGCGCCGTGTAGAGGCGGTGCTTGTCCTCCGGAAACAGCGTCGCCGGGATCCAGCCACGCTCCTCCCAGCCACGCAGCACCTGCGGACTGTACTTGATGCGGTCCGACACGTAGCCCGACGTGAAGACCTCGACGGTCTTGCCGCCGATTTCACGCAGCAACGTGCGCCGGACCTTCTCGCCCTCCCGCCGGGCGCGGCGATATTCGGCCGCGGCCTTGCGCGCCTTCTCGCGGCGCTCCGGGTCGGCTCGATAACGCTTACGGCGCAGCTTCGCGAACTTCTCACGATTGTTGGCGTACCAGCGCCTGACGGACTCACGGTTCCGCTCCAGTCGAGTGGTTTCGGTGCTCATGGGTTCACGCTGTTGGGTGGATGTTCCATTCTGTCTCATTAACGTAGTTTGTCAAGATTTGATTCGTAATTCACAACCGATGGACTTGTACCAAGCCAACCGCTTCCGTGCGAACGCTTCGTAGACCGGCGAGTCCCCATCGACTATGTCCAGTACGACCGGCTGCGTCTTGCCGGGGTACTCACGACGAATGCGTCCGACGATCTGCACCACGTCGCTGCGCGGAATCGCCAGCACGCAGGTGTCCCACCACGGCACGTCGGTCGCCTCGCTGGCCATCTGGTAGGTCGCCAGCACCACCGCCTTGGCCTTGGCCTGCTCCCGCTGCACCTTGCGGGCCTTCAGGCCGCCCTCGTACGGGCTGCCGTCGCTGGCCGACGTGCCCACGTAGTAACCGATGTCCTCATCCGGCACGCCCTCACGGTTGACGGCGGCGTGCAGCGCGCTCAGGTGCGCCAGCGAATCACTGAAGATCACCGTATTGCGCTCCTTGCGATACGCGGCGCCGACGAAACGGGCAATCATCTCGTTGCGGGGCTTGTGCCGGGCCAGCATCTTGCTCACGTGGCCCAGCTTGCCCGCCTCGTGCGGCATCTTGACCATCCGGCCATCGCGGTACACACGGGGCACTTTCCAGTCCGACTGGCGGATGACCACTCGCGGGATCAGCGTTTCCTGATGCGCCGTCAGGGCAATCGGCCCGATGTGGCCGAGAAACACCGCATCGCGGCCGTCCTTGCGATACGGAGTGGCCGACAGGCCGAGGCGCAACTCACCGGGGAACCACCACATGGCTTGGCTGAACTGCTCGGCGCCCATGCGGTGCGTCTCGTCACACACAACCAGCCCGAAGGACGCATAGTCCACGTCCGGGTATCGCTCAGGCCCGCGCATGATGGACTGCACCAGCCCGACCACCAGCTTGTGGTGCGGCTTGGGTTCCTGATCAGCCCGCCAGACGCCGATCTCATCGTCGCTCAGCCCCAGCACCAGCTTCGCGGCGTCGATCCACTGCTTGATGATGTCGTCCTTGGTCGTGATCACCAGCGTGCGCCGCTGCGGAGCCGCGATCAGCGAACAGCCCACGATAGTCTTTCCCCATCCTGTGGGCGCTTGGACGATGAAATTCTCACCGTCCAGCAACAACTCGCGACCCTGCTTCGAGATCAGTGCCTGCTCGGGGTTGCGGGGTGTGAATCTGTGATCATACGCAACACGCGCACCGACGCTGCGCCGGTCATCCACACTGGGCGGGCACATGGCGCGGGGCAGCCAGAGCGTGTTGTCGGGCACGTTCCACCGACCCAGCGCGTACGGCTCACCGTACCGGGTCTCCATGGTGGTCTGCTCATACAGCGCCCGGCTGTACGGGTAGGCGGCCCCACCTGCGACATATAACGGCGACTTGGTGAATGTCATGGGGAAAGGCCGCCTGCGTCATGCAAGCGGCCCCCTTGATCACATGCCGTCGTCGTCTTCAGCGTCGCCGTCGTCTTCGTCTACGACCTTGCGCTTCTTACCGAAGCGGATCTTACGCTTCGCAGGCGCGGGCTCATCGTCATCGTCCTCTTCAACCACCGCCTTCTTTTTCCGCGGCGCGGGCTCGTCATCGTCGTCGTCGTCAACAGGCGCAGGCGCCCGCTTCTTCTTCGCCGGGGCCGGCTCGTCCTCGTCATCCTCATCGACAACGCGGCGCGACTTCTTGGCCGGCGGGATGTCATCGTCGTCATCATCGTCCGCCACGGGACGCTTCCCCTTCTTCACGAACGGGGAGTCGTCATCGTCGTCCTCATCCTCGACCACGCGCTTGGCCTTGCGTGCCACCGGCTGGTCGTCGTCATCGTCGTCATCCGCGGCGCGGCCCTTGACCTTCGCCCGGCTGGAGAACCGGTCGTCGTCATCGTCCTCATCTTCGTCGTCCTCGACCACGCGCTTGGACTTCTTGCGCAACACCTGCGTGTCGTGCTGGCCGACCACGTGCTGGCCGAAGCCCATGTCACGCAGCTCATCCGCCGTGTAGTAGCGGATGACCTCGTCGTAGTCGAACGGCTTGCAGTCCTCGGGCTTCAGCTTCAGCTCGACCGCGAGGTCCTTGAGCCGATGCTGCTCGATGAAGTCGAAATCCGTACCGACCTCGGGGGTGCGCTCGCCCAGCCGACTGATCGACACCTGCCAGCCCACCAGCCCGCCACGCTTGCTGGCGAACTTCTGCAACCGCTTGAACGTGTCGCGCTTGGCCACGAACAGCTTGCGCTCGTGGCGATGGACCTTGCCTGCGCGATCCTTCCACTTGCGGTGATCGAGCACCGTGAACAGCGACACCAGCGACGCGTGATTGTTCTGCTGGCACAGCGGGCACGGCTCCTCGCCCGCGGTGCACGGGAAGTAGTTGCGCCAGCTTCCGTTCAACTGCGCCTTGTGCTCGTTGAACTGCACGGCATCCAGCAAGCCCTCGCTGGTCAACTTGCCGTCGAGGAACGTGATCACGGCCTCTTCGCCGTCCTTGACCCAGAACCGCCGGGCCTTGCCCTGCGCGTTGCGGACTTCCGCTTCGGCCTCGGCCTTGGCAAACGCTTCCTGCGCTGCCCGGCCCCGCTTCAGAAAACTGACTCCCATGGGGATCTCCTGTTGTGGTGATTACTTGAACGGGTGTGGCCCGGCCACCCACGCCACCAGCGAATAGCGCGTCCCGGACAGGACGGGTGCCACTCGATGGACTAGGAATGACGGGAACACCGCCACCAGCGCCTTGCGCTTCGGGGCCTGAATACGCGACGGGAAGAATTGCAACTCACCGCCCTCGTAATCGTCATTGAGCTGCACCGTGATCGAGATCTTGCGGCGCGAGCGCTCATCCTCGTCGCCCACGTCGGCGTGCCACGAGTAGTGGTCGCCCGACTCGTACTTGGTGAACTGGAAGCCCTCCTCCAGCTTGCCGATGTCGAAGCCGAACGTCTGCTCGTTACTCGACGCGGCGATGGCCGCCAGCTTGGTGAACAGCCAGCGCTGGTCCTCGGTCGGCGGCACGAACCGCACCTGCGACTGGCGCACCAGCCCACCGGCCTGATTGCTGCTGATGCGCCCCGGCTCGTACGGCCCGTCCTTGAACTCGCGGATGATCGCGTCACACTCATCCGGTGTGAACACAGAATCAGTCAGCAGGATTTCATTTATTTTGCGGATCATGCTCTCACTCCATTCGTGGTCAATGCCTTCTCTAGCGGCCAGCCAAGCTGGTCGATACGAGTCGTGATGGTTTCTCGTTGAATACCGGTCAGTCGCGCCCACTCCGCCAGCGTCCGCTTCTCGCCGCGGCAGACCAAAATCCGGTTCCGGCGAGTATTGTTGGCCTGCGCAACACGCGACGCCCAGACACAGTTGGTCTTGGTGTAATTGCCGTCATTGTCCTTGCGCTCCAAGGTCATACCCGGTGGACACGCGCCCATGTCAGCGTAGAACCGCTCGAACTTGCGCCACGCCTTGGCGTATCGAATGCCACGCGCACCGTAGTTGTGGTAGCCCGCGTTGCGCGGGTTATCGCACCGATCCCGCATGGTGACCCACACCGCGTACTCTCTGGTTTTAGATAACCCATGCGTCACGTGATTAGGATGCTCGCGACGAATGCACCCACAAGACCGGGTGTTACCCGACCTCAAATTGGCGCCGGGCACGGCGATCTCGCTGCCGCATGAGCACGTGCAGGACCACCACGCTTCGTTACGCTGTGGCAACTGCGCCCTCGCCGTCACGGTCAGGCGGCCGAACACTTGGTTGGTCATGTCGATCAATTTCCGCGCCATGGTAAAGCCCTAGTTTTGCTTCCGCGTAAGACGGGTAAACCGGCAGCCCCTCTAGCGGGCGCCATGCCTTGTACAAATCAATCAAGAACATCTTGACGCAATATCGCATTGCGGCTGCATGCCGGTGCCCTTTGGTGGTGTCCGTCCACTTCGGGTGGTTCTCCAGCCGATGCTTGTAGGCGTCGTAGATCAGCCGATACGGGGAGCGCTCGCCTTGCTTGATGAAGCTGGGGGCCAGAACGCCTAGAAGCTTCGTCCGTATAAACGGGTTGTACGTGATCGACTTCTTGGTCTTCTGCGTACCGTCCCGCGCAGTGTACTCGCGATCCACGAGATGCTCCGACCGCTTCGACGCGCCGCGGCCATCGGTCTTCACATCCAGCCCGGCGTACTGCCAGATCGAGGACGGATACTTGGCCTTGTGGATGTCGATCTCCGAAATGATCACGCCAGACATGGCCGGGCCGCAGCCGCGCACGCCCTTCAGGAACTCGGTGTAGATCGGGTAGTTGTCCAGCAGCTTCTCGAAGCGGGCGAACTGACGCATCTCGATCCCCGCCAGCTCGACGTACTGCGCCACCAGCGCCAGCTCGGTGGTGGTGTCGATGATGCCGTCACCCACGAACTTGATCTTATGAAACTGGCGCTCTGGCATGACGATGCCGTCAGTGATGCGGTCGTAGGACTGGCGCAGCAGACGCAAGATGTCCTGCGCATCTTCCGACAGCTCATCCTCGCTCTCACCGGGGGACTGCCCCAGCTTGGCCTTGAACTGGCCGGTGATCCGGTTGCCCATCTGGATACGGATCTTCTGTAGATCGTAGGTGCTGCGCACCAGCGTTTTGATTTCGCTCACGTTCACTCCTTTCTCAGTTTCAGTCGTGGCCCAAGCAACTCGCGCAGCTCAGGGATCGTCATCTCGCCCGGATCCTTGCGGCCCTCGGGCGGATACAGGTGCGTGATCTTGGCGGCCGACAGGTATCGGGAAACGCGCTGCCGCGCCTTGTCGCCCGCCTTGTCGCCGTCGAACAGCGTCACGATTTCAATGGCCTGCTTCATCCTCCGTGCGCGCTCTTCCTTGAACCCCGCCGTCATCGGCGCACAGACGTTGCGGTAGACGCGGAACGCTGAGGCTACGTCGAAAACGGACTCGCACATTAGCACAGGTTTGTCAAAATTCAACCAGTGCTCGCCGTACCACACGAGGACGTTGTGCTTCCCCGTGCCGGACTTGTAGTTGTGATAACGCGGCTGGTCGTCCGTCGGCGCCAAGCGCCGGGCGCGCAGCCCGCACAGGTCGCCGTTGAAGTCGCGGATCGGGAACGCCACGGCATCCTTCTCGGTGTCGTAGCGCAGGTCCAGCTTGGTGATCACAGAATCAGGCAGGCCGCGCTTGTGCAGGTACTTCATCGCCCGCACGGACTTCGTCGCCAGCATGAACGTGTCCAGCCACAGTTGCGGGAAGGTAACGTACGGCTCCGCCTCCGCGGCCTCCATCCAACCGTCCTTGACCCGGAACTTGATCGGCCGGTCGCCGTCGGCCACCGCGATCTCCATGGCCTTTTTGAGGTCGTACTTCGGCAACGTGGCGCCGTGACTGTGCAGCGCATGGATCAGCGAAATGAGATCGCCACCGCCGCAACTGAAGCAGTTGTAGATGCTCTCCTTGTCCGGCTGGATATTGATCGCGAACGACGGATGATTGTCCTTTCCGGACTGGTGCGTCCACGGCGCCAGCGGGCACGAGCACTGCACCCACGTCGCCATGGGCGTCACGCTCTTGGCGTTCAGAGCGCGCAGAAAGTGCAGGATGCTGGCCTTATCCATCGCTGGCTGAGTTTGGGTGTCTTTTCTGAGATGGCGCGCTGCGTCATTTCGGGTGACTAACACACAGGTGGCTCGTTAGCGCTCATCGGGTGAATTACAGCTTACGACTCGCTTCACTGATTCGGGTGTACTGCATCGAATGGCTCGCTGGCAGCCTCTGGGTGTGTTGCCTACATCGACGCGCTTCGTTCATATGGATTTCTCACGAGCGATGACTCGATTTTGGGAAGTGGGTTCCTAAACAGTTTTGACAGATCGTGCGGGGGTCGCGGCGCCCAGCCCCCGCGCTGGGTGGAGGTTTACGGCGTATGCGCGCCGTACCGTGGCCGCGTCACGGGGAGTTACTTGTCCTCCGCCTCTGCGATGGTCACCTTGCGCTTGTTCACGTGGTCGTACGTGACCGCCTCCGCGAACGCATCACCCGTCATGTAGCGCTTCAGGTCCTCGACCTTGAACGTCGCGATGGCGTCGAAAGTCTCGGCGCCCACTTCGCTCTTGATCTTGACGTTGTCGAACGCGACCGCCTTCTGGCCCTTCGCGCCGACCTTGACGACGTACTGCCCGGCCTCGATCTCGGCGGGCTTGTCCTTGGCGAACTGCTCGTCCACGAGGCGCAGCAATTCGGTCTCCGCCTCCGTGACTTCCTTGGCCAGCGCGGCAAGCTTCGCCAGCTTGGCCTCCAGCGCCAGCTTGCGCGTGGCGTACGCCAGCGCCGACGCCGCAAGCACGTCATGAACCTGCTTGGCCTTGGCTTTCGTTTTCGACTTGGTGATCGTGACAGTCATTTTCGGACCTCCTTGAAGCTGACCCCAGCATAGCACGCGCTGGTAGTTTGTCAAACCTTGTCGGCGTACGCCAGCGCATCAGCGTCGGCGGTACGCTCGGCGTACGTGAGAAGCGCGAAGACATGGTCCCAGTAGGCGGCCATCTTCTCCTCCTCGGTCTTTTCCCTGACCGGCTGCTCCGGGCTGAGATTCAGCGCCGTGGCCAGCAGGTTCCAGCCGTCTCGCTCTTCGTTGGTCATCGCGTGCCCTCCATGAACCACAGCCCTATTACACCACACTCGACCGCCGTTTGTCACATATATCCGCAGTCGTCCGGGGGCTGTTCCTGATCGTCCTCCTTCTTCGGCGGGATGATCTCCGAGAAGTCCATGTAATTCGGTCCCTCGTCAAACCGCCACTGGATGCTGAAGTGGCCCTTCTCGCCAGAGCGCCCCTTGAGGATCTCGATGCGGCGCTGGATCAGCGTCTCGACGGAGAATTCCTGCAACAGGCCCAGCACCACGCTCGATAGCTGGCCCACGGAGTCGGAGCCGCCGATGTTCTCCAAGCCGACTTCCCCGGCCTTGGCCCGCGCCGCCTCGCGGTTGAGCTGGTAGCTGATCACCACCGGGATGTTCAGGGCCTCCGCCAGCTCGCCCTTCAGGCGCTCCGCGATCTCGGTCAGCCGCTCGTGCCGGGACAGCGTGCGGGTCGCACCGCGCAACAGGTAGGCGCCGTCGATGAACACCACGCCGGGGTTCAGTTGCTTCGCCAGCAGCAGCACGTCCTGCACGGTCGCGGTCAGCGAGCCGTCCACGATCCAGTACGGGAATTTCTTCTGCCGCTCCTTCAGCCCCTTCAGGTACTTCTGCATCTTGGCTTGCTGGCTGGTCGCCAGCGCGGCGTGCTTGATGCCTGTGATCGGCAGCCGGGTCAGCATCGCGGTCGCCCGCTGCATCATCAGCAGCGGCTTCATTTCCATCGAGATGAACAGCGGCGTCTTGTGGTGCAGCCATGCCGTGTTGGCTGCATGCAGCATCAAGTACGTTTTACCCGCGCCGGGGCGGCCGACGATGGTGATCAGGTCGCCGCCCATCAGGCCGCCGGTCATCATGTCGAAGGTCGGCCAGCCGAGGCGCAGCCCGTAGTCGTCGCCGTGCAACTGCCGCCGATGGAACTCACCCATCACGACATCGAGGCCGTCCTGCTCGAAGTTCATCAGCCGGTCGCGTTGCAGGAACATCTGACACAGGCTCATCGTGTCCGACATCGCGTCGAGCGCGTTGCGCGGCTGGTCGTCGTTCAGGTCCCGCTCGACGTTCTCCAGCATGCCCTTCAGCCGGTAGAAGACGAACCGTTCCTGCAACTTGTCGAAGTAGTACCGGGGCGGCTCGGCCTGCGCGCCGGGAATGTGCTGGATCCCGGCCTCCTTGCAGGTCTTGCGCGACGGCAGCTTCGAATACTTGCCGATGTGCTTGTAGACGAATCGGAAGGCCTCCAGCTCAGCCTCCCCCATGAACACAGATTCATCTACCCGCATCCGGGTAAAGTCGTCCAAGCCCTGATCCGAATCGATCAGGGCCGCCAGTAATCGCAGTCCGATAGACATAACCCTCCCTGCCCCCAACGTCAGACTTCTTCGGCCGCGTCCGCCTTGATGAAACGCTCACTGGCCAGATGCTGCTCACACGATGCCCCGTAGGCGGCGCCCATGGCCGCCAGCGACTGCACGTACACCACGGTCTGCAACCCGGCCGCCTGCCGGGCGTACAGCAGCCCCAGCAAGGCCGGGACGCGGTACTTCGACGGGCCGCCGCCGTCCATGCCCACGTAGAAGTTGGGCACCAGCAGCACCGTCGGCTCGGGCATGTCGCTCTCAGCGAGGGCCTCCAGAACGTCCTGTAAGGTCATTACGCGGGCGCTGATGTAATTCCGCAGACAGGCCGCGGCAATGGCCGAAAACCTCTCCAGCGGGCTCGTACGCGGCTTCAGGCCCTGTAGCACGAGACCGTACACCCCCGTGGCCGCATTCCGCCGCATGCCCCGCATGTACTCGATCTCGGTCTCGGAGCACAGGCCGACCATGCTGCGGTACAGCATCGCCTCGGGGATGTTTGCACTGCGCACGACGGAATCCACATCGCGCAACAGCGCGGCGTGGTAGTGCTCGTCAATGACGCCCGTCTTGGGCTTCGCCAGTGCGGACATGGTTACTTCAGCCCTCGGAGGCTGCCTCCTTTCGTGAATCAGCGGCAATTTTGTGCAGCTTTTCAACAGTTTGTAAGAAGCCCGGTTTCTTTGTCAAATATGGTGGCGTCCAGTCCGTGGGGCCGTAGGGCTTTTTCACGGCCGGCTTGGGCGCGGGCGCCGCGGCCTGATCGAACTCCACCACCAGCTTCACGTGCGCCAGCACGAAACCGATGCTCGGCGTCGGTAGCAGGTGGACGCTGCTGCCCTGACCCGTCTCCACGCCGACGGAGCGGGCGTACAGGACGAAATCGGCCCATGCCCCCACCACCCGTGGCAGGGCACGTACGAACGCCTCGCCAGCGAGCTTATACGCGGCCTTGAGCTGGCCAAGGTGTTTCTTGGTCATCTCAGGCTGGAACGACTTCGGGTAGCTGATCGAATACAGGTCGCGCCACAGCTTGCCCAGCGCCGAGGCCGTGACGTGCTTGCACTGGGCGCGGGAGTTGGCGAAATCGGCAAGGACGCCTTCGACGGTCTTCGGGGCCATGTCCTTGGCGAGGGTGTCAGCAATACTGGGCACGGGTGCTTCCTCCACGTCTGAAAATATTTTCACTTCACCAACTGATTCTGTGATCACTTCGGTAGCGCTTGAGCCTGTAGCGCTTAGCGCAACTTCGGGGTTGTCTTTTACCCCTTCAGGGGTGCTTGTTGTTTGCTCCATGGATGGATTGCAAACGTTCAGAGTTACAGATTCTCTTACTTCCGGAACCGATCCTGTAGACCGGCAACCTGTTTCCTGTGTCTTTGTACAGTCACCGGCAATGGGTTGCCGCTCGACACCGGCAATGGGTTGCCGGTCACTCAGCGTTAGTCTGTACACGTTTCCGCGCCGCGGCCACTGGCGTCTTTCGACCTCGATCAGGCCAGCGTTCACCAAGCTTGTGAGCTGATACCGGACCATCCTTTCGGACAGTCCGGTGCGCTTGCACAGCAGGTCTTGCGACGGAAAGCATGTATCGCTTGCGGGGTTGTGATGGTCCGCCAACATGGCGAGCACGTAGAACTGGGCGGGGGAGAGCTGTCTCTCCTCCGCCATTCGAACCGCCCACAACAGCGCCTTGGTGCTCATCGTGAATCACCCTCGGGCAAATGATTCTGTGATCACTCCTCGCCCTCGTGCGGGGCCGCCTTCATGTCGCTCTCGATGGCCTGTGCCATGTCGCCCGACAGGATGGACACGATGTTGGCCTTGGCCCCGAAGGCAATCACGTTGCTGCCGTCGGCATACTCGGTATCGTTCACCAGCTCTTCCTTGGTCGGGGTTTCGACCTTGAACTTGCCGAAGACTGACGGTAGCTGGGCCAGCATGGCGTCCGTGATCGCACGCTCCACCTGCGCCCGTTCTGCGACCGGCTCCCCGATCAGCGACTCGATATGGTCCACCAGCTTGTTGACCGTCGAGGATTCCTTGAACGCCTCGCGGTAAGCCGCCCCGGCGCCATAGGGAGCGCCCTGCGGTGCCGCGACGATGGTGCCGACGCGCTCTCCGCTGTACTTCGGGAACTCAATGTTGGGGTACGCCGCCCGCAGCCAGCCCACCATCACCTGCTCGCTGGCCGGCTGGGCCTTGAGGGTTTCCTTGATCGGGAACACGGCCAGCTTGCCGCCGACCATGACCATCTTTGACGTGACGCGGGAGATGAACGGCTTCAGCGCCACCACCACGTCCAGCATCGGCAGCGACTTGGTCGCCAGCCGGACGTACATCGGACCGTCGGTCAGCCCGTTCACCAGCAGCGCCGGGTACTTGGCCTGCCACTCGGCCACCCATTCGGGCAATTTTACTTTCGTGCTCATGCTTCACTCCTTTAGGCCAGCGGCCAGTTTTACCTTCACACACTCGATCACGATCTGCGTCAGCTCGGCTTGGCTACGGGCCACCCCGGAGCGCTTGTAGGCTTCGCTGACCGCATTCTCGACTTGCAGTTTCGAGACATTGCAGACGTTTGTCAAACTCTTGCGCAGGGCTTCCGCGAACTGCAACGCGTCGGCCTGCGTCAACGGGTAGAACGTGAAGTGCCGGTCGATGCGTCCGGGCCGGATCAGCTCGCTCGGCAGTGCGCTCTCGTCATTGGTGGTCATGATGGTCAGCACCTGCGACGAATGCTCTTGCAGCCACCACAGCAGCATGCCCAGAACGCGCCGGGAGACGCCTGAATCATCCTCGTGGCCGAAGATCTTTTCCACTTCATCGAACAGCACCACGGCCGGCGCCAGCGTTTCGATCTGCGCCAGCGCGGCCGAGAACGTCCGCTCTGATTCACCGACGTACTTCTGCATCGTGCTGCCCACGTCCAGCAGGTACAGCGGCAGGCCGAGGTTGTCGGCCAGATACTTGGCGCCCGAAGTCTTGCCGGTGCCGGGCTCGCCCTTGAACAGCAGGCCACGCGGGCGCACTACCGCCGGCACGTTGGCCGTGAACAGTCGTCCGTCGATGTCGAGCCAGCGCGTCAGGTCTTCCTGCGGCTGGTAGAAAAATGCTGCGGTGTCCACGAGTTGCAGTCCGTTCGACAGCACGGTGCGTTGGCGCCGGATGCGCAGCACGGACTCGGCCGTGAACTCCTCGCACTCGGCCATGGCCAGCTTGGTGACCTCGACCATCTCCTTGAACGACAGGCCGCGCAGGGCTGCCGTCAGCGCGTAGCGATCACTGCCCTCGTCGGCGTACTTGCGCACGAATTCAGTGATCACAGAATCAGGTAGCAGCACTTCCCCGGCGTCGAACGCTGCTGGGTGCAGTTCATCCGGGTTGACGATGATCAGGCTGGCGTTGCGCTTCGCGGCGGCGCCGTACATGAACGTCAGGTCCATCGTGTGGTGGCTGGGTGCGCAGTACAACGCGTCCTCCGCGGGCTGGAAGATCGCCTTGCCTTGCGGCGCTTCCAGCACGTCCTCGCCAGCGTAGTGGTTCAGCACCTTGCCGATGTTGAACGGGTCCTTGGTGCGGATGGCGATCAGCGGCAGTCGTGCCTTAATGGCCAGTTCCAGCAGCGTCATGGCATCGCGTCCAGTTTCAGTTTGGTCTGGTGCAGGTCTTCGAAGGCCCGGTTCAGGTTGCGCCGGGCAATGAACAGCGAGCGCTTCTCGCTCGGCTTCAGCGGCTCGCGCCGCGTGCTCAGCGCCGAGATCAGCTCATTGAGCGCTTTGATCTGGCGCAGGCGCTTGGTGTACTTCTCGTTCAGGTTGTGGACCGTGGTCATAGCTTGGCCTTCAGCGCTTCGTAGCCCTCGCACAGGTGACCGATCATGCGTTCGTTTTTTGCCCGCACGCCCTCTTGGTCGTAGGCAAACAGCACGCCGTCGTGGCCGCGCCAGAACTCCCAGTCCTCGCGGTCAAACTTCGACATGGCTTCGAGCACCGACGCCTTGTCGGTGTCGCCCGTGGCGGCCCGGCCGTCATACAGGATGTAGACCTTAGTCACGGGCGTCCTCCGGGGTCGGGATGTAGTCGGTGTGCTGCATCAGCACGCACTGCCCGGTGACCGGGCTGTAGCTCGTGCAGCGCCAGTCGATCATGCTCGATTGGCTCAGGAATATGGCGGCCCAGAGTCCAGCTAGGAATCCGACAATCAGCCCTGAGCAGAAGAACAGCACCGGGTCTTTTGGTAATCGCATCTGGCCCCCTACATGCAGTGGTATTTTTCGGTGCCCGGATCGCAGCAGCCGCCGTACTGCTTGCGCGCTATCGGGAACTCACCGGCCGCGGGGTTGAGGATGTTCCGGGTCATCACCGGCTCATTGCCCCAGACGTTGTTCACCCAGTCCATGGCGTCGTTCAGCTTCACGGACGCGAACTTGTACGCGCCGTTCACGAACACGTACCACTCGTGGTAGCCCACGTCCTGCTGCTTTTCGATGCTCACCACGTCGCCCTGCCACTTCAACTGGTAGTGACCGGCGGCGACCATCTTCATGCGGCCCATCATGCCGTACGCGTTTTTGCCCCATCTGACTTTCATCACTCGCCCTCCTTGAAACCTCAAGCGTATTGTCACACGCCGTTTGTCAAATGTCAATCCGGGTGTCCGTAGCGCTCGCTGCGCTTCGGGTGGTCGGTCTCCTTGAGGATGAACTCCACATCCACCACGTCTCCGGACACCAGCTCGCTCCAGTGCTCAATGATGTACTCGTGCGCCGTCGAGTAGGTGCGGTCACCCCACTGGCACGGATCGTTGCTGGCCAAGCGATCCGCATTCAGGTGCGTGATCATGATGTTGGGTTCGCCGTCCAGCGGGTAGCCGCAGCGGCTCAGAAAGTAGCGCTCCGTGGCGTCGTACGAATTCATGTTGACCGCCAGCACCGGGATGAACGTTGCACGGTCACGAATTTCAAGGATCTTGGTTTCCACGCTGATCTCCTGTGGGCGGTCAGTCCCACCCACGACAACCGCAATAAAACGAATCTAACTCGGCGTCGTCGCGCATCGAAAAGAACGGCAGGTCCACGTTGGAATCGCGCACCGACTTGCAGTACGGGCAGCGCGCCTGCCGGCCGGTCAGATCCGGGTCCGGCATGATCTCGCTGCACGAGTGCGTGACGCAGAACGGGGCGCGGCTACCATCGGCCGCGACCACCGAGCCGACGGCGCGGCATCCGCATTTGAGCATGGTCATCTCTCAGTCCTCCGAAGCTGGTGGAGCGGGGAGGATTCGAACCTCCACGGACTAGCCGACCACCGGGTTACAGCCGGGTCCCCTACCACTTTGGGGGTCCGCTCCATTGTCACGTCAGTCCATCCGCGAGTCGGCGTAGGCCTTGATCCCGGCCTCGCTCAGCACCTTGGCCATCGCGTCCGCGAACGCTTCCTTTCTGGCCATCGACTGGCCGAACTCACCGACCCAGTACTTCACGCCGCCACCGTAGTTGGGGGACAGCAACTTCTGCTTCTTGCCCCAGTTCGCGAACGGGCTGTTGCCCGGTCTCACGACCACCCACGCGAAGCCGCAGCAGCCCTCGGACACGAAGTGCCTGACGGCGCCGGGGATCGGCTTACCGAAGATGTCCGCCTGCGTGACGACCATCGGCACCGGGGAGACCGCGTTACCGGCGGCCATGCCCGCCGCCATGGCTTTCGACCACAAACCGCTGAAGTCTTTCATCACATTCCCTCCTTGACCACCAGCCTTGAGTATGGGGCATTGATAGCAGTTTGTCAAATGTCCATCAGGTTCGGGTTGAGCCTGTCGATGGCGCCCTTCTCCTTGATCCACGGTCCGGGCGGGTCGCCCGTGCCGTCCCAGCGCAGCGCCGCCAGCATGGCGTCCTTCTGGCGCTCGTAGCAGAACCGTGTGCGATAGCCGACGCGATCCACGCCCACCAGCAGGCCCCACGTGAGAATAAACTGGCAGACCGCGACCCATTCACCGGTCGGCAGCTTGCGCGGCATGATGTAGCCCTCCTCGACCAAGAATTCCGCGAACGGCAGGTCCTGAGGCTTCAGCGTGTTTTCATTCATTGAGGTACTCCGCGAGTAGCGCCCGCTCGTGCGGGTCGAGAAGATCCATGTGCGCCAGCGCCCGGCGCTTCTCGGCCAAGTAGACCTTGGCGAAGCCCGGATCGTGCTGCGTGATCGAACTGGTGTTGTCCATCAGGTCGTAGGCTTTGATGAGCTGCGCCTCGGCGGAGATCCGCCCAAGCCGCTCGGCCTCCAGCGCCTTGCGGTGCGCCCGGTTCTTGTCCGGGTGGTCCTCGTGCGTGAACACGTCGGTCAGCTCGACCACCAGCGCCGTAACGCGCTCGCCAAACAGTCGGCGCAGTTGCGCCGGGTGCGTGTCGGTGTCCTCCAGCGTGTCGTGCAGCACCGCCGCCGCAATCACGTGCGGGTCCATGGTGCGGTTGGCGACGCCGTGCGCCACCGCCAGCAGGTGCATCAGGTATGGCTCGCCCGTGTACTTGCGAACCTGTGCCACGTGCGCCTGTGCGGCGAACTGCACGGCGCGCAACACCAGCGCGATGTCACCGGGCACCATGCTTGGGAATTTCAGCTCCATGTCGCGAGTCCCTCCATTTCCGCGTAAGCGTTCTCGGCCGCGGCCATGGCGGCGTTGTAGGCGTTCACCCGCTGGTCGAGGAACCGCAGCGCGGCCTCGGACTTGTCGGCGTTCGCGTTCAGGTTTTGCATCCCGTACGCGTTGCCGTACTTGCCCAGCCAGTAGTCGAAGTCGAAGCGGCGCTCGCCGTTGGGGTACGCGTCCGAGTCGTACGCGATCATCACGTCGTAATACTCGTTGTACGGGATCGTGGTCTTGTTCCAGACCCGGATCGAGGTCCACGAGTATTCGGTGCGCCAGTAGACCGAGTAGTCGGCGCCCAGCGCCTTCTCGACCGCGGTCGCCATGCGCTTATTGATCTGCTTGCCTTGCCAGCCCTTCAGGACCTCCAGCACGACCGCGTGTACGGCGGCCTTGGCCCTGCACTTGGCGATGTAGTCCAGCGTCTTGGCGCGGACCTCGTCTGGATCGAATCGTTCTTTACGTGCCATCGTTACCTCCTTGCTCGTGACCCCATGATCACAGAGTCACTTGTGGTTTGTCAAACCCAGCTCCTTCAGCTTGAGCTGCGCCGCGGCAGCCGCCACCGGGTTGTCCTTGTCCACCGCGACGTAGCGCAGGAACTGGACCAAGCTGTCCACCTGATGGCGCAGCTTGATCGCCTCATCCTCGCGAGCCACGTTGGCGTATTGCAGCGCGTGGCCGGGGCAGTAGACCGCCTCTTGGTCGCAGTCCTCCCAGACGCAGTCCTTCTCGGCCCAGACGTTCTTGAGCATGTTCATGAGACCTCCCAGTTGTCGAGCGCCTCGAAGCCGAAGGGCTTCACGATGAAGGCGACCCCGTAGTCGGTCACCAGCACGTCGCCCACCGAGACCGAGTGCATCGGCGCGTGCCGTGCGATCTTGCCCTCGGGGCCGATGTTGCCGATCTCGAACGCGTGGTCGAGGCTCGTGGTGTCGATGTCCGCCACGTGCGAGTAGTGCGCCTGCTTGGTGAACTCGCCAAAGGCCATGGCGTCCCTCGCCGCCTTGAACTTGTCGGACCAGTTGCCGAGATTGGCTTGGTCCACATCCGCCTTGGTCACGTAGATCTGGTACAGCTTCATATTCCCTCCTTGACTCTCCACCCTCGATCATACGCGCTTACTGCCGTTTGTCAAGTATTTGACAAAGCAAGCTGGACCTGTCATACTTCGCTTGGAGACTCAAGGAGGTAAACATGCGACATCCGACGATTCGCAAGATCCGCAACCGGGGCTGGACCCCGATCCGCTACTGGGACGGCGACGCCTACCGGCACGGCTGGATCGAAGTGCGCAAGCCGCGAGGCGGCATGGTGATCAAGCTGATCAATGCGGAAGGCATCCCGCCGACCAAGCGCAACCTGACCATCGCGGAGGCGAGCAATGTCATCGAAATTGCGTAAGTGCGTGAAGTGCGGCAAGCCCGCACGCCCCTACAGCGATCATTGCAGCGAGTGCCTGAAGCGGCTTCGCGAGGCGGAGAAAAAGGCGGCCGGGTGACTCTGGGATCACCCGGCGCCGGGGTCATGGCTGAGGAATCACGCCTCTTGGCGGGGGTGGTTCCAGCTTCTTTGCGATAGCTTCGACCAGCCGCTGCCGCGCTGCGTTGTCGGCCTGCACGATGATGTCCCACTCTTCGGTGGTGAACTCCGTGCGGCCCTCGACGTTCAGCTTGGCGATCAGGGCACCGATTTCTGCCGACTTCGACAGCAGGGCCAGCATCAGTTCAATGGCGAGATTGATGTTCATGGCTTCGACCTCGCGTTAAGGTAGGCCTTCAACTGCGTCAAAATGTTGGTGGCCAGCACGAGCTGCCCCTGTGCCGTGGTCACGTCACCGACACCAATCGCAGCCCGCGAGGCGTCCAGCAGCACCCGCGACTCGTCCGACAGGCGCAACACCTGCTGGGCGTCGTCCGGAGAAAGCTGGTCCAATTCCACAGCATTAGCCGTGGCCTCCAGAACAGCGGTGTGTGTCGAGTAGGCGTACGCCAGTTGCTGCTCAAACGACTGCGGCTTCTCGATACCGCCCGTGCCGCAGCCGGCAACCACCAGCGCCATGAGTAGGAACGCCGCGTATCGACTCGTCTTGAGTGCTCTCATCGGTTACTCCTGAGTGGGTGGGGGGGAGGTTGTCCCCTTTTCGGCCAAGCTCGTGGTCGTCAGTGCTCGCAGCACGGCGACAAAGGCTCCGACGATGATGCTGAACCACCCCTGTGCGGTGGGTCCAAGCAGTTCGCCAATGTGGTCGGACTCCAGTTGCAGGAACCCGAAGAAAACCAAGGCCACGCTGAACCAGATCGTCCAGCTCTTGGTTGCGCCAACTACGGTAGGGGTCATAAAGTTACCTCGCTGCGTTAAAGTCCGATGCCCTTGCAGAAGGACGCCACGTCGAAGCAAGGACATTGCTTTAACCAGTCCCGCTTGTCGATGCGGCCATCCTTGTTTTTGTCCGGTGACAGGTCCCGGTGTCCGACGATCTCGGCGCTCGGGTACATGCCCTTCAGGAAGTAGAGCACGTCCCTCAGCGCCGACGCTTGCTCTTGGGTGAAGACCCCCGCGAAATCGTCGTCAGGCGCAACGCCAGTCTGGTATAGCCCGCCGACGAGACACACCCCAACACTGCGGCTGTTAAAGCCCGCCACATGCGCTCCAATATCATCGAGGTGCCTCCCGGCCTCGATCAGGCCATTGCGGCGGATGACCAAATGGTACCCAACGTCTGACCAGCCGTTGTCCTCGACGTGAATGCGGCGCAGCTCCTTGACGCCAATGTCCGCACTCGGGCGGCTGGCACTACAGTGAACGACGATGTGGGTGGTGCTGTCGCGCTTGGTCATGATGGTCACTCGTCCCCCGGATGCCGTTTCCTTTCGAGCTTCTCGATGCGCTCTTCCATGGAGTGGGTGCGCTCCTCCGTCACGGGCAGGATGCCCTTCTGGATCAGGACCTTGATTTCGCTCACGTCCCCTGTCAGCGCGGAGATATCGCCCCGAAGCAACAGGAACCCCTGTTGCATCTTTTCCTCGTTGCGATCCACCTTGGCGTCCACCTTGTCGTAGCGCGCCTCCAACTTCATGCCCCAGACGATGCCCGCAAAGAACAAGCTGAGCAGCGTGGTGAGGGCCACCACGTCCGACCAGCTTCGAACCCGCGGGACCCTGACGACACCACCTTCGCCTTGAGCGTCAGTGCGCTCCTCTAATGTCTCTACACTCACGATGCCACCTGCCCTTCATCACGTTGTTGTTACCCGCAGCCATCGTGGTTGCCTGATCACAGATTCACTTATCGATACACCCGCTTGCCGGTCACGACCATCGTCGCAGTCTGGTCCGTGGTCAGGCTGGTCAGCTTCAAGGCCACCGGGGTGTGCGGCAGCAGGTAGCGCACCGCTGTCGCGCCCACGGAGTTCAGGGAGGCGTCCACCGCCATCCACGCGGCTGCCGGGGTGTTGGTCTGGATCGAGACCCCAGACGAGTAGCTCTCCTCGACCTTGCCGGTGGTCGCGGCGGACGCGATCACGTACAGGGTGATGTCCACGACCCCTTCCGGGATCATCAGCACGGGGGACACCTGTGTCTCCCCGGTCACCTTGGTCGCGGTGAGCGATACCCGCCACACGCCTTCGTTGTAGACCGTCGTCATTTCGATTCCTCCACCTGTGGCGGGTTCAGTTGTTCCTTGCGCAGGACGCTGACTTCACGAGGGGCTGAAATGCCCAAGCGCACGATCTTGCCGTTGACCGACAGCACCTTCACCTCGATGAGGTCGGCAATCAGGATCGAATCGCCTTCGTGGCGGGCCAAGACGTACACCGTGCGCTCCGGGCTGGGTTCGTACCGCTCGGAGTGTAGAGCCTCCAAAATGCCCCACGCTGGGCTATCTGGGCTGGCTTTTCTCGTACAGCCTGCGTACCACCAGAATCAGCGAAACCATCACATTTCGGGCGCTGGCGAGGTCGGTGATGTTGTTGTTCGCCCACGTCTGGATCTGCTTCGGGGTGGCTTCCATGATGTTTTGCCAGCGGCTGTTGGCCCGGATCAAGTCGTCCCCCACCGTGATCGCGGTGATGGTCAACACCGTGTTGGCGTAATACTGGCCGACCAGTTCCAGCCGGTACGACTGATCGTCGTCGGTGGTCATCAGCGTGTAGCTGCCCCCGGTGACGTGCAGCAAGTTGGCGTTGCTCCGGATCCAGCAATCCATCGGCAACCCGGACAACACCACGCTGTCCACGCCATCGGCCACGAAGGTGGTCTTCGACACGGACATCCCGGTGGCGCGGATGCGCTGCTCGGGTTGCTTCTGCGGGGTGATCCAGTGCGTCGCGGCGGCGTAAGTGCCCTCGATGAACCCGATGGTCTCGGTTTCATGGTTGGCGACATCGTCGGTGATGTCCTTGGTGCCAAGGATGTGGCCGCAGGACTTCAGGTACTTTGTGTAGATCATTTCTTTGACACCATCACAACGAGGTTATGGTTGGAGTACGTGATGCTTCCGACATCGTTGTAATTTTCCACGGTCGGGTAATACGCGACCGACGCGGGGGGAGACTCATCCACCCAAATGCAGGTGTATGACATTGGACGAGAGCTTCCCAGAATACGGAAATCGTAACTGCCGCTGAGGTAACCGTACCCGTTCTTGTACAGGTTCACGTAGATGTCGCGCCCGTTACCAGCCTGCGCATTGAAGGTCAGCGTAATGATGGCCTTTGCAACGCCAGAATCGACCACGCCGGAAGTGGTGACGTACAGCGCGCCGCCTGCCATGTAGAACCAGTTGCTGGTGTTGGCCGGATACGAGGCGGCGTACTGGTCGATCCACACCTGCGTGATCGAGCCGTCGGCTACTTTCAACGTGCTGACCGCGAGATTGGCGATCTTGCCATTGATGACCGCCAGATCGGCAATCGCACCGTTCGCGGCCGTGATGACATTGGCGTTGAACGAAGCCGCAGTAATACGGTTGGCTGCGATGGTCCCCGCCGTGATCTGGGATGCGTTCAGGCTGAAGGTGGCCACCACGCCTGCGGTGATCGAACCCGCATTGATCACGTTGCCGGAAATGTAGCCACCCTTGATGTGGCCTGCATTGATGCCGCCTGCGTCAATGTGGTTCGTAGTGATCGTGCCATTGCGGATCATCGTGCCGGGGATCACTTCCTCGACGCGCAGGTCCTGAATCTCGTGCTGACTGCTGCCCGTGTTGTAGCCGAGAAGGAACAGCGGCGTCATGGTGCGAGCGTTGCTCGGAAGCTGCTTGGCGGTCCCGGCCCCGAAAAACCCGACGTACTCGGTCCACACGCCCGGCACGGTCACGCCGCTGGCGGCGTAGTACCAGTAGGTCCCATCACCCCCGATGTTGGCGTTCTGCCAGTCCTGCAAGGCCACGCCCATGTAGAATGTGGACCCGCTGCCGCCCGCAGTGCGCGCCCAGCAGCGCACCCTGTAGGTCTTGCTGGTCTCGACCGGGATGCGTTCCTTTCCGATCCCCCCGACGGAAGAAGCCGCGGCATTGATAGCCCGGTAACGCCCCGCAGGACCATCCGAGGTCACGCCAAAGGTGCAGTTGCCACTGATGTCCCACGCAGCGCTGTCCAGAAAGCCGGGATCGCGATTCAGGGAGCCGCCGCTCGTGAGCACCGTCAGCTTATCCGTGGTGACTGTCCCCGCCACGATCTTGCTGCCGGGGATGTCATCCGGCAGTAGCGCCTGCGACAGCGTGCCGGTGATGTCTACAGCAGGGACCTCCGCAGTCCACGCGCCCGTGGGCGGCGTGCCGACGTAGCGGTAGAGCTTGCCGGGAGCGTGGACGCCATCCTGCACCGTCAGGTACACGATGCGGCCGTCGAACAGGTTCGTGGTTGGCAGCGCCGACACCACCTGATAGCCGACCACGTTCTTGGTCAGCACGAAATCCGCCGAAGCGCTGACACCCCCGTAAGTCGCGGTGATCGTCAGGATCGCGGTATCCGCCGTCATGGCCGTGACGTAGTACACGCCCGTGCCTTGCGTCACATAGCCGGTGCAGTTGGTGGCCTGCGCCGTGTACACCGCCGAGCCGGTGACGTTCTGCTGGCCGAACCACGCAGTCGCAATGCCGCTGGCTTCAGAGAACGATTCGACCACGCCGTTCGCGTAGGCAATGATCATGATCGACGGGCGCGACAGTTGTAATACCAGCGCCGAATTCGCCGGGGGCGCCACGCCCGCCTTGGCCTTGCTGATCGAGTAGGTGCGCAGGATCGTGAAGCCGTCGAGTGCAGCCGACAGCACGAACGACTCGGCGTTCGAAGTCCATGCGGCCCCGGACAACGTGTACACGCCAGTCGTCGGGTCGATGGCCATCGTCAGGCCGTTCTTGGTCGCCGTGCCGGATACGCTGTAGGCCGGGCCAGCGCCGGTCACCTCATCGGCGCCGCGCCACACTTGGAACGTGCCACCCGCGCTGGTCAGCACGTAACCGCTGCCGTCCGATTGCGTGGACACGGTGTACGACGACGTGGTCAGTGCGCCGAATACCAGCGACAGCCCGCTGGGGGAGTCCGGGGTGCCCAGCACCGGCGGCGTCGGTACGGCGGGTGCCGCAGGGCTATCCGTGGCATACACGTTGGCGTCGTACACGCCCAGCGTCAGGGTCCAGCGGCTTTGGTCGTTGCGCAGCTTCAGCACCCGGAACACGCCGGTCACGCCAATCGGGTGCGACAGGCTGACCAGCGAGCCAACCTGCAACGCCAAGCCCTCATCGAACACCTTCAGCTCGACGGTCAGGTCACTCTGGAATTTGAGGATGCGCTCCTTGGCCTCGCGGTACGCCTGTGCATAGCGCTGGATGCCCGGCAGCGAGATGCGCGAGGTCCGTGCCGGGCCTGCCAATGTGTAGATCGCCCGCTCGGTGCGCCACTCGTTGCGGATCTCGGTGTCCTGCGTGAACGCCTCTTGGTACTCCACGATGCAGACCGTCGGGGAATCCAGTGGACTGCGCCGCCGCAAAGCGATGGAACCTTCCACGATATTGTCCGCGGTCAGCGTCGCCGCGATGTCTACCGGCACGTTCTCGGCACGATCCGGAATGAAGCAAAGCTTGCCGTCCTCCCAGACGATGAAGCACCCGCTATACACGCGGAACGCCTTCATCCAGTCCTCTGGGGGCCTCGGTGCCGCGAGCGTCAGGCCAACGCGCCGGGAGATGCGGTCGCCGTACTCGATGTCGCAGTGATTGGCCCCGGTACTTACCGTGCTCCAGTTCACCTGCCAGCCCGCCTGTGTGGCGATGTCGGCGGCAGCCAGCACCGGGTTGTCGGAGTACGTCGTCAGGGTCGTGCGCGGATCGTAAACCGCCTTGCCCTTGATGATCGCTTCGATACGCGGGAACGACCGTGCGTACGCCTTGGGGATCTTCAGCGCGACATAGCAGGCCGTCGGCGCGTCGGTGTAGCCGCTGATGACGCCGGACAGCATGGCGGAGGCCCCGCCCGCCGGATGCAGCTCGACCGCGCCACCTGCCACAACCAACCCGTCCGTCGCGTGGTCCGTGGCGATGCCGTCCACGAATACCTTGAGGATTTCCGTCGAGGCGGTGCAGAACGCGATGCCCAGATATAGGAACCCGTTCGCGTCATCGACGTGCACTGCGGCCAGTTTGCCGGGCAGGCGATCTTGTCCGTACACATCCGGCAGCGGGGCATTCGGGGCGCCCACCTCCTGCTTGGTGCCCGATGCGCTGGCGATGTCGTTGAGGTCGGGCGCCGACGGGATGTAATCAGGCAGGGTTGGAATCGGCAGCGCCACGGTCATTGCTCCAGCAAGAGGGTTTCAACGTGCCAGCGGCCGTCGCCTTCCGTCGGCGTGGCCGTCGGCACATCGACGTACTGCACCGTGTAGGTGACGGAGTCCGAAGCCAGCGTGAACAGGAACGGCCGGTACTTCATCGTTTCGTAATGGGTCAGCACCTGCTGCATTTCCGCCGTCGAGCAATCGTGCACCACCATGAAAGTGCTGCGCGCCCGCGGGAAATAGTTGTAGAAGATCGGCTTGCCGCTGGGAGTCCGCAGCACCTTTTTGCCGCTGGTCACTCCGCGCACGGTGCCGACCACCTGCGGGATCTGCGGGTACACGTCGCCGGTCGAGACCAAGATGGTGCCTTGCGCATACACCGCAGCCACCGCCGTGACGTACTTCTTGGCCGCCGTAACAATGGCCCCGATGCTGGACAGGGTCACGGCAGCGCCGCGCCCCGTGAAGATGACGATTTCGCCCACCCCGGCCAGCGTCGCTGTACCGGTGGCGTTGCGACGTACTCCCACGGTCAAGTCGCTGGTCACCTGCACCTCGGCCACGCCCAGCCCGGTGCCTGACCACAGAATCACACCGCCGCCATTGATCACCCCGGACCCGGAGGACCATGTGTTGTAGGTGCTGGTCAGCCGTGGGAACCATTGCGACACGGCTTACACCTCCACCAGCGTGGACTGCACTTCCCACTCGAACGTGAGCTGTCCGGTGCGGGCTTGTGGGGCTTCGCCGTACTTGACCGTGTAGGTCTGGCCGTCGCCGCTGAACGTGAAGTCGAAGCTGGCGTCCGCGTTGGCGTCGTAGTGCGCCAAGATCGCGTCCTTCTCGGCGGTCGAGCACTCGTGCAGGATCGTGAACACGCGCCACTGCTTGGAGTAGGTCGTGCGCAGGCGCGGCTTGCCGGACTCCGCCCGGTCCACCGTGGTGCCGGACGAACTCTGCATCGTGCTGCCGTGCTTCTGCTTGGTGGCCGGGTATGCCATGGCTCACCCGAAGTCCCGTTCCAGCACGAACGTAGTCGAATTCCAGAACACCACGGCGCGCTCGTGCGGGATGTGGTTGAAGCCGAGGCTGCCCATGTACTGGTTGGGCACGTACCGCCGCGACGCATTCTGTGTGGCGACGACCACCCGCAGCGTTTCCGGGGTCAGCTCAGAACTGTCACAGGACCCGGAGATGTACTTGACCGGGGTGCTGTAGGTGCCGATGGACAGCGCGTGCACCAGCCACAGCGTCACCGTCGCGTTGGCCAGCTTGTTGGTCAGGAACCAAGAGGCCGACGTGTTGGAGTCATTCGGGAATTCCAGTGAGCATCGCTGCTCCCCTTCACCGTCCCATGACAGCTCTTGAACCGCCACGCGACCTTCGAGGTAGTTGTGCGACCCGGTGCCGTTGTCGAATGCGATCTGCGGACCTTCCGACAAGTACAGCGTGCCCGACGGCAACGTCAGGTCGCAGATGTGGAACGGTCGGGTGTGCGTCTGGACTATCGCCTGTTGCGATCCGGCGTCCAGCGCACGGACGATGCGGGTCATGCGTTCACCTCACGGGTGGCGCCGCGGAAATTGATCGTGGTCGGCGGCGGTGGAGTCACCACAGACGTGGTGCCGCCGCCGGTCTGCTGGGTGACCGCCCCCGCGAAGGTGGCGACCGCGTTGACGAACGCCGACACGCCGTCCGCGAAATTGTTGGCTGCCACGGTCTGCTGGGTAGCTGCACCGGTCATCAGCGCAAGCACCTGCTCATTGATGCCGGCGGCGCTGGTATCGAGGTCGTTCAGCCCCTGCTCGGTCTGCGACCGGACGATGGCATCGATGCCGTCGAGGAAGCTCAGGAACCCCTCCGCCATGCCCCGCTGCTGCGTCTCATCCAGCCCTTGGTAGAGCTGGCCGACGATGGCATTGATCGATTGCGAGATCTCCAGCAGCTTGGCCGGGTCCGTGGTCTGCACGAGCTGGGCCGACAGGTCATCGACCCGCGTGCGCCGCGACTCGTACAGCTCCTGCGGCGACATCAGCGACTCGCGGATCGACAGCGCCGTGTCCGCGAACATCTCGCTGATGTCTTTCTGGGTCTGCTTCAGGGCCGCCGCCAGCTCGATGGCCGCCTGCCGCTGGGCGACGAACGCCGCGGTCAGCTCACCGATGTCCTCGATGGTGCCGTCGAAGCCCTGCGCCACTTCGAGCGTCGCCTCGACCATGTCGTGGTAGCGCTCGGTCAGCGTCTTGTTGGCTTCGTCCAGCATCTTCTGGCCTTCGGCCGACGGCACTGCATTGAGCGCCGCCTGCATCATGGCCAATTGCTGGAACACCGCGATGAATTCCTCGGTGTAGTGCGTGGCGTCCTTGAACTCCTTGCCCGCCTTCTTCAGCTCCGGGTTGAATTCGATCAGCTCGCGCCCGGTCGCCGTGAACGCGCCCAGCAACTGCTGGAACATCGGGGAGATCGCGCTGGTGTCCTTGATCAGGGCCGCGATCTGCTGGCCCTGCAAGTCGATCATCGCCTGCCCAAGCTCGGCCTCGATCTGCTCGGGCTTCTTGCCCTTGGTCGAGATCTTGATGGTCTCGGCCGTGAAGTTCTTCAGGGCTTCCGTCGATACGTCCAAGACCTCAGCGACGTTTTCCAACTCCGCCGTCATCGCCTTGAATTGCTGGCGGATCTTGGTGAACACCGGGCTTTCCCACTCGCTCTCCTTGATCACGGTCTTGGAGGAGAACATCGAGCCGTACTTCTTGATCTTCTCGTACTCGGTGCCGATGATCTTGCCGCCCTCGACGGCGATCTTGTAGCCGAAGTCCTTGATCTCCTCACCGCCGCCGATCATGTTGTCCACGAGGCTGCCAACGGCGCCGCCCACCAGCGAGCCGACCGGCCCCCACAAGGACCCGACCACGCCGCCGACAGTGGACATGATGGTGTTGCGGGTTGAATCGCCCCGGCCGCCCAGCAGCATGTTGGTGCCGTATCCGGCAATGCCGCCCAGCGCAGCACCGCCGACTGCCTGACCGGCCATGGACCCCCAGCCCGCTACACCGGACTGCGCCCCCAGCCCAAGCTGGCTGAGGCTGCTGTATCCGCCGCCCTGCATGAAGGTGGTCAGGCCGCCTTGGAACGCCGTGCCGAACGCTGACAGCGTGGTTCCGAACTTGCCGAGGCCTTTCACCAGCGAACCGAAGCCGGGGACGTTCGAGATCTGCCCCCACAGACCGCCGCTGGCGCCGCCTGCTGGCACGACGCCAGCCGAAGCCATGGCGCCCCCCGCCTGCGGGAAATACTTCGCCAGCGTCTTCTGGAGCGTTCCTGAGAGGCCGTCCACGCTCAGCGACTCGAACGCCTCGGTGATCTTCTTGGCGCCCTCGGCCAGATCGCCCACGGTGCCCTTGTACAAGCTGCCGATGTCCCCGAACAGCTCCTCGACCGACAGTAGCTCAGCGTCGCCGCCGAGGCCCTGTGCGGCGAGTGCGCTCTGGGCCTTCATGGTGCCCCGGTACGTTCCTTCCTCGACCGCGTTGGCCATCTGCGGCGCCGTCAGGGGCTTCTGGGCATTGCCCATGCGGCCCATCAGCAGCTCACGCAGCGTGCCGCCCACGCCTTCCTTGTTTCCCTGTGGCTGGAAGAGCTGGGCCAGCTTGACCATGATCGGCTTGGTGAACGCCGCGTGCGCCATCTCGGCGGCCAGCGACTTGGCCATATCGACCATCTGGTCCTTGAAGCTCTCGAAGCTCTGGAATGCCGACTTCCACAGGTCCACGAACAGGGTGTCGAGCCGCTTGATGCTTTCCTCCCACGCCACCTGCCATTCGCGGGACAGTTTGATGCTGCCCTTGATGCCGTCGGCCTCGCGGTCGAACTGCTCATTGATCAGCGCACCAACCTTCTCGGTGACCAGCGCCCGCGTCTCCTCGGACTCGGTCATCAGCCGTACCGCCTGCTCCATCTCGATCAGGGCCTTGGTGCGCGCCAGCTCGTTGGCGATCAGCGGGTCGTACTGGGCGGCCAGTTGCAGCAGCTTGTCTTCTTGCAACGCCGACAGGCGCCGGGTGGCTTCGTCCTGCAACTTGATCTTGGCCGTGACGCTGGCGATGATCGCGTCGCGCTCCGTGTCGGTCTTGTTGGTCAGCGCGGCGGCCTTCTCGACAGCAATCAGGGCCGCCTCGTGCTGCTGCTCCGCGGCGACGAGTGGGTTGTACTTGGCCGCCAGCACGTCGAGGCTGTCGCCCTGCGACTCGTACATGGCAATGGCTTCTTCCAGCGAAGCCGCCTGCTGATTCATGAACTTCTGGATGGTCTGGTCGCTGGCCCCGGCCAAGGCCGCCTTGTGCGCCATGATCGCGGCGTCGGCGTACGCCTGCATGGCGGCTTCGACCGGATCCGTTGCGGCGACCACCGACTTCAGCTCGTTCTGGTACACCTGCGCGGCTCGCGAAGCTTCGAGGTAGGCGACCTCAGCGGCGGCCTTGAGCTGGGCATATGATTCTGTGTTCAGACCCAGCGAGTGGGCCTGCTCCAACTGGCGCAGCTTGTCCTGATAGGCGAACAGTGCCGCGCTCGCCGGGTCCACGCCACTGATCACGCCGCGGGCGAATTCGGTGAACACGCCGCGCTTCTGGGCCAGTTGCGCCACTTCGACGTTCAGGGCTTCAAGCTCCTTGCGCAGGCCGGCGGTCGAGGCCGCCTTCTGCTCGTCGGTCAGGTTGGTGGCCCGTTCGAATCGATTGATCTGGGCCTCCAGCAGGGCGCGCTTCTTTCGGGCGGCGTAGATCGGATCCGCCATGCTCGCCTGCTTGGCCTCCTCCAGTTCCTTCTGGTTCAGCACGTTCAGGTTACCGGCGCCCTTGCCGACCCCTTCGTTCATGTTCAGGGTCTGGTTATTGATGTCGTACAGCGCCTGCAATACGAGCTTCAGTTGGGTCTCGTACTCCTTGGTGCGCGCCGTCAGATCTCCGACCTTGCGGATCTGCCCCTCCAGCACCCCCGCGGCGGCGCCGTAGCTCAGGGCCCCGGAACCCAACCGCTCGCGGATATCTGCCAGCTTGGTTTCCTCGGCCAGCAATTCGCGCTTGGAGTCGGCCAGCGCCTTGGTGGCCTTGAGCTGCTCACTTTGCAGCTCTTGACGGTTCAGCATTTCCAAGGCCCCGGCGTAGCCCTTGGTCTCCAGCGACAAATCGCTGAGGGACTTGGACGTTGAGTCCGCGGAGGCCTTGAACGCGTACAGGGTGACGCCGAGCGTCAGGAGCATGCCGACCCAGCCGCCCATGGCACCCTTGACCATGTTGAATGCCGTGGCCAGCCCGACAATCGATTTGGCAGCGATGTTGCTGGCCATCGACATGGCGCTCACCTGCACCGTGGCGCCAGAGAAAGACAGACCGGCCGCACGCGCTGCGGCGCCCGTGCCAAGCAAGCGCAGGCGCAGCCCGGAAGTGCTGACCTGCGCCGCCGTCAGGGCCTTGGTGAACCCGGCCACGGCGAAAGTCGCCGCCCGCCAAGCCGCGGCGGCGGCCATGAGAGTCAGCAGCGCGGCCATGGTGCGGAACACCGTCTCCACGCTCTCGTTCAGCATCTTCATGATGGGCACCAGCTTGTCCAGCAGGTAGGTGCCGAAGTTCTTGAAGCGATCCAGCAGCCGGTTCTGGAGGTTGTCGGCCTGCTTGGTGAACGTGTTGTTCACCCGCTCCGCCTGCTCGGCGGCCAGCACCGACTTGTTGGCCATGTTTTCGAGGGCCTTGGCGTACAGCTCGCCCTCGTTGCGCATCAGGGCCATAACCACCGTGGCGGCCTGCTGCGACCCCATGAGCTGTTGGATGGCCTGCTTGCTGCCGCCCGTTTTCTCGTAGATCTCCTGAAGGATCGGGGCCAGCCCTTCGTTGGCGATACGCGCCTCGTCTATGGCGATGCCGTATTCCTTGAAGCGCAGCTTGGCCTCGGTGCTCATGTTCGACAGCGCGCCGACCGCCTGCGTCGGGCCCATGATGGCGCGACGGTTTTCCATGCCCCCTTGGCGCAGGGCGCTCACCGCCACGGAGTAATCCTCCAGCGACACGCCGGCCTGATTCATCACGGCGCCCAGACGCCCGGCCATGAACGCCATCTGTTGCATGGCTTCGGCGCTGCCGCCCGATGCAACCGCGAGGGTCTCGGCGGCGTCCTTGGCATCCTTCGCCGTCAGCTCGAAGGCCGCCATGGCTTGGCTCAGCGAAGTTGCCGCGGCGCCTACGGACGTGAAAGTGGCGTCCGCGAGCTGGTTGGCCTGCGCGAGAATCTCGACCGCGTCGGCGGCATCTCGGTAGCCCTTGCTCATGATGGCCAGCGCCGCCGCAGCCTCTTCGTTCGAGCTGTTGCCGAACTCCCGCGCCAGCTCTTTCATCGAGCCCGTCAGCATCTGGACTTCGTCGTTGGTCATGCCCGCCATGTTGGTGAGGCGCACCAGTGCGTCTGCAAACTGGCTGGCCCCGGACATGGACTTGTAGAACAGCGCCGACATGCCGGTGATGCCCAAGGCGCGCAGGAACATGGCGCCCAGCTTGCCGGCCGACACGCCCAGCGTGGTCATGGAGTTGTTCAGCAACTGGCCCGCGTCGGCGGCTTGCTGCTGGGCCCCGGTGAACTGGTCCAAGCTGGACTGCGTGCTGCCCAGCTTGTCCATCATGTCCTCGATTTCCTTCGCGGCCTCCTCCGCGTTGGTCTCGAATTGAAGCTCGTTGCGCAGCTCGGCCAGCCGCGGCAGCAGCGACTGGATGCGGCCATCCACCTCGCCCATGGCCATGGCGTACTCTTCGACCGTCAGGCCACCGTTCTGAAGCGCGAGGTTGAGGTCGGCGCTTTCCGCAACGATGGAGCCGAACGCGTTGTACAGGTTCTGGACTTCGCCCGCGGTCATCCCGGCCGCCTCTTCGAACTGCTTCAGCAGCTCAGAGCCGGGGGTCAGCGCATCCGCGATGTGCTGCTCCATTTCGCGGAATTCGTCCGCCATGTCGAACAGCTTGCTGGCCGCCACGGCGTCGCCAGCCTCTGCGACGGTACGGGCCATCAGACTCAGCTCATACGAGAAGTCCCCGGTGGCCTCGCCGCCGCGGCGCAGGTTTTCGGCCATGTCGGTGACCGAGGATCGCAGGCTGTCGCGGGCATCGCGCCAGTATTCTTCGAGGTGCTTCGCCACCTCGGTGGACGACATTTGCTGCTCGGTGAGCTGCCGAAGGATGGTCTTGTATTCGGAAACCGCGTCGATCAGTTCGCCCGTGTCGCTGGCGGTCTCCTTGGACTGCTTGCCCGCGCTCTCCAGCGTGCGCACGTACTCGACCATCCGCTCGCCGTTGGCGGACTCGGCCACTCGCGACAACTGCTCGGCCACCACGTCGAGCCGATCCACGATTCGCTCGGAAGCGCGGATGATGCTTTCAGCAGCTTGGTCGAATTGGTCCGAGCCGTCCTTGGCGGAGGAGGCGTCGATGCCTACGGATAAGCGAATTTCTTCAGACATGGCCGGTTACCTTTTTCGCGGGGGCCGCTGCGCGCCTCCGGAAGCCTCTACAGGCTTGTTCACATGAGCTAGGTAAACCGAGTCGAGTGCCTGAATCATCGTGATGTAGGTCTCTCGCTCTTCGGGGTCGTGGATCTCGAACGTCTCGAAATAGGCCAGCATTTCTGAAATGGGGATCGGGCCGACCCCGCCCATCCCCACCGGGCGGCTGTTACTCAGCATCTGGAACGCCGCGTAACAGTCCGCCACCCATGGCCTCAGTCTTGGCTTGTTCTTCAAGGCCTCGGGGTCATGCCCCTGCTCCTTGAGCTTCTTCAGGAACTCACGTTTTTCCTTCGTGCCCCACTGAAGATCCCACTCCAAGACCGCCGTCAGTTTTTTGCGTCGTCTTCCTCCTCCACCTTGCGGAACGCCGCCGACTTACCGGAGAACTGCTGGACATCCCGGAACAGCTCCGGGAGATCGGCCAGCACCTTGACGCAGTTCGCCACCGTGTACGGGAGCTGCCCGTCGGGCGTCTCGATCCACGGCTCCCACGAGACCTTGTCGCCCTTCTCGACCTTGGACTCCCAGCCGAGGATCACCGCTTCGGCATACGCCTCGCGCAGCAACTGCTCGGACACCTGTTCGTCCATGGTGTCGTTGTCGATCTGGTGGCGGAACGGCTTGAGCTTGGCTTGCAGCAGGCGGCGGAACCG